CGTTTGGCTTCATAAGCAGCACGCTTTTCACTGTTTGCAGCAAACCATGACCTGTTGTAAGCCTTGTGTTGTTCACGATAAATCTCTCGATTTTTTTCGTGAATTTCTTTCCTGCGCTCAGGATTAATCTCGGCCCATGTTTTTGCACGAGCCTTGGTTAGCTCGCGATTTTTCAGATACCACTCGCGCTTTAAGCGTTTTGCGTTTTCTGCATCGCGTGCCATGGTTTGCTTTTTTGCCGTTTTAAACGTTAAACACCGGGGGTACCATACATGGCACGGGGGTCAGTGAAACCTACGTCATAACGCTCCGTGGCTTTATAACGCATTGAATCAGTCTCAAAGTCTCCCTCCATCGTTTTTTCCAGCTTACGGCGCATCAGCAGCTTCATGCCTTCCGGAGCGTCGGTCTGCACCCACCAAGCGGTCGGCGAAGTCAGACGCGACAGAACAGCAGCGCCTTCGTCCAGCAAGCCAATCGACTTAATCGGGTTGACGTCGTTGTTAGCGTTACCAGCACGCAGCACCGACTTCAGCAGAACTTCAGCTTGGAAGATGTTGCCCGGGGCCACGACCAGTTGGCGCGGAACCAGACGAATCTTCTTGCCGTTGTTGTCCACAGCCTGACGAATCTGGATGAGCATTTGCTCAAGCGAGGTTTGCGACAGGTTAGCCGGGGTGGTCAGCAGGTTGCTGAAGGTACCGTTAACAATCGGGTGCGAGGCCGAGTTCAGGGCCACACCGTCACCACCCGGGTAGGCGGCGTTGAACGCACGGTTCAGCACGTTGGCGCACAGGGTTTCCTTGGTCTCAATCAGCGACTGAGCAAGGTGACGGGCGTAGACTTGACCGATACGGATGTGGTCGCCGTCTTCCACCAGCACTTTGGTCAGGGCGAAGGCCAGACCATACACGTTGTAAACGTAGCGCTTGAGGAACAGCACACCACCTTGTTGGTACGAAACCGGCGTGCCGTCAGGCAGTTGCGGTGCCGCGCCAAAGCCGTATAGAACCGGCTCTTCGTGGTAGTTGCGGGGGATACCTTCTTGTTCGCGGAAAACACGCGACCATTCGTCGGTACGTTGGTCATAGACACCATCGAAACATTCGTTGAGGATAGGCTCAACAATTGAACGAAAGTCTGTACTGCGCATCGGGGCTGCCATTTTTCAACCCTCCTTAAACAGCAACCGGCGTGTAGTTAGCGCCCGAGACGCGAACTTGGCCGAATTGGAATTGAGAAATGGTGGCACGGACGATAACGTACGTATCACCCCAAGCGTTGTCCGGATACGGAGCGAGGTCAACAATGCGCATTTGCTTCAGACCGTTTGCACCAGCAAGGGTGGTCGAAAGCGTGCATTGCGACAGGCCCGTAACATTGGAGCCAGCAGTGGTGTTGCTCAGGTCAGCTTCGTCACCGATAGCAGCTTGAGTCAGGGTACCGTCAGCTTGAATTTCATAAACGATGTTGGGGTCGTTGTAGAAATAAGCCACGCACGAACCGGTTTGGTAGGCAGTGTTAGCCGGCCAGTAGTTCGAGACGCGACGACGGCCAGTGGTATCAGTCCACTCGACGCCAGCGAAAGCACCGACAAACGCTTCAGTAGCAGCGGCCGGAACGATGGTGCCACCCGTGTCATACTTGACCGGTTGGCCCTTCAAAATATCAGATGCGTAAGCCGAAACAATACCGCCAGCAAGCGCTTGAGCGCGGTCCAGACCACTCGGGTGGAACGCAGGGCGCAAGCCAAACGGAGCAGATGTTGCAGACATGGTCTAACTCCTTAAGTTTGGGTTCTCCCCTACACGAAAGCAGGTGCAGGAAGAGGTTTATCAATATCGCCCAATCCTTCGCCTTCAACTTGTCCAAGGTTGCGCCCTGAACTATCGCGGCCATGGATTCGTTCTGCTTGGACGCGAATCTTGTTCGCCTCTTCAAGCGGAGCTTCATGGTGGAAATGAGCCATAACGTCCTGATAGATATCTTCAGGAATCTTGTACAGCAGCATTTCATTACACGCGATAAAACCCACATGTTCGCCAGCTTTTACGCGATTATTTTCCATGCCAGGCAACTCATCCGCTTTCACGGGAACGTAGCCAAGACGGATTCGCTTATCAATACTGTCGTAACTGTTGGTTGTTGATAACCAGCAAAGATGCCACCCCGGAATAGTCGGGGCATTGGGCAGCGCACTTTGTGTCCACTCATCCTTCCACATCTTGCGACGTTCATCAGACAGAGCAGACTGTTCCTCCGGAGCGGCGCGGTCATAGTCAAGACTAGCTCGCGATTCACGGCCACCAGCAGAGAGAGACTTCTTCAGACGAGAATCCATTTTTAACCCCTATAACCGTTGTTTTGACGTGCCTCTTGAGCATAACGACGAATCATTTTTGCTCGTTTATCTGGGTCATCCCAAAAGCCAGCATCTTTCATGGCGCGAACTTGTTCTGGCGACAATGTAAAAGTATTGCGCCCACCGCTGCCACTATTTGAAACGCTTTCTCTACCTGAACCAGTCACGACATTCCTCGGTCGGCGTTGCGTAGATTTCTCAACTACATCAGTAGTATACCGATGTGGTAGGTATTTTTGCAAGCGATTATCCAATTCGTCCCAATAATCAGCACTACGCGGGTCCCAACCCTCTTCTGCAAGGGCTTGGTCAATCGTCAACGCCACTTTTACGTCAGGATTATTATCGGCAGGGTTATACCAAGAGTTTCGGGCCATCCATTCGCTTGCATGACGCTGCAATACAGGGTCTGCAGCAGTTTGGACCGGGCTTTCTTGCTGTTGAATCTGCCGTTTCTTCGCTGCTTCCAAAACTTCTAGGTTGCGACGCGATTCAAACCACATTTCTTGAGCAGAAGCCAGCAATTCGCCGTCTTGATTATTCGTTGCCTCAGCAATTTTTGATTTGGCAAAGTTAATACGGGCACGCTGGTCTTCAATTGTCTTATCAAGGCGCGCAAAATCGGATGCAAGAGACTTTTTCTCTTGAACAGCCATCTTTTCGGCCATTTCTGACACCTGACGACGCAATAGCTGCAATTCAGCCTTCTCAGCAGTCTGAACTTGCTTGTGATATTCCTTGCGAGCACGACGCTTTAGGCGCTTTTGCTCACGAACGGCATCACTATCGTCAGGATAGTCTTCATTATCTTGAGAATCTTGCTGATTATCTTGCTCAGCAGCCTCAACTTCCTCTTTTTCTTCTTCTGCCTGGGGATTATCCATACCATCAGGCAAATCAATCGTTGCCGAACCGTCTTTTTCTTCTACGACGGCCAGGCTTTGCAAATCATCCTTAACGTCACTCATACAAATGCCCTCATAGTCAACGGGTTACCAGTGATTTTTGCAATCACTTCGTGGTCATTTAGCACCATAAACAGCGCAGGCTCTTCCTCACCGGGGATTTCAACCTCCCAGCGGTCACCGCCCCACTTAGGTACACGCAGATAGTCACCCACTTCACACCATGAGCCTTCGGGCCACGGTTCCATCGTGTCGCGCTTCTTGAACGCCAACGGGCCAATCTCAATAACCTTGGCCACCATGTTGTTCCACTTCTCAGCTTCGCGGGTTTCTTCTACCAAAATAATCCCAGCACTCGTTGTCTTCTTTTTAGTGCGGCGCAGTTGAACCAAAATACGCGCACCAAGAGGCTTAGCACCGGGGTCTACAGCAGGAAAAGCATCCCGCAAATCAGCGTCATTACACGCTACCGGCTCATTCATAGTCATCGTCTTCCCTTAACAGGTTGTCAATAATGGTCAGGGTTGTTTCCAGCCCTGTGTATTCCCCCACCAAGCGTTGATAGGCCGCAAAGTCTCCCGCAGTTCCCCGCGCAAGGCTTACGGCTATCTCGGCTTGACGCGCTTTCACAGCGCTTATGAGGTCAGATAGAGACTTCATGCATTCTTTTTATCAATGCCCTTACCGCTCTCAAACTTGCCATGGTCCGAGTTAGCCTCGGGCATGGTTGCAGAGCCACGCTCTTGAAGGGCGTCGCCCTCAATCCAAGCGCCAGCGGCCATGCGGTGATGCTGCTTCACTTCTTCGCTTTGTTCTTGCTTGACATCAATTGCCATATCACACCCCCAAATCACGCTGAATAGCGTTATTCAAACCAACAGCAGTTTCGTACTGCTCCTTACGCAACTTGGCTTCCTCAATTGTCAAATCGGCGGCAGCCATGCGTTCCTTGGTCAGATTGTTCTCGGCGTTCATAGCCACCTCAATCTGACGGTCCATTAGATTCCGCTGGTTCTCAGCCTGCATGCGCTGGGATTCCATTGCGGCATCAAGTTGTAGCTTCTGGTTCTGCAGAGCCATGTCGGCTTGGTCACGCTGCGCTCTACGCTGGGTCTCAGCCATCGAAGCTTGTAGGACGGCTTGCGATTCAGCATCCATCGGCGGCTGCGGCTGGAACTGCTTCATCATCTCGCCCAACTGGCCAACCATCGCAGTCACCTGAGTGAACGTCTGCTGGGTATCCAGCTTGACGTGCTCAGACGCCATAGCCATCGCGCGGTCAATCTCTTTAGCAAACTTGGTGTCTTCGTACTTACCGAGTTTCATGTTCGGCGCATCAGGCGTGGCGTACTTCTCCATCGTCTGCGTGTACCAGAGCAGCATGTGCTGTTTAATGTGCTCCAGAGCCTGCGGGATGAAGCGCGGAGCCATCAGGCGGCTTGCCCCTAGGTTCGGGTCCATCGCGTAGTTCAGGTGCGTCATGATGTGCGCCAGATGGTCCTGACGCGGATACGCGAAAGCAGACTGCCCCAGAGTCATGGCGGCGTTCTCTTCTGCAGCGTTGCGCTCTTGAGCCTTGCCAGCGTTCGGCATCAGCTCATTGACGTTCGGCACCTTCAACTGTTTCAGAATCCGACCGACCGCGACCTTCGGGTCAATCAGCATCGGGAACTGTTGGGCCAACTGAAGAACCGCTTGAGCCTGCGCTACACGCTGAGCCTCAGAGAAGATGTGCGGGTCAGAGACTGGAATAACGTCTGTATTGCGCTTGAAGTCATCGCGCTTAATCGGCAGCTCAGCAACGACATCACCCTTGCGCTGTTCATCTAGGTACCAGCGGTTAATCCGTTGCAGAATCTTCAGCAGGCGATGTTGCGAGTCATGCAGTCGGGCGTGGATGCTAGAGAACACCGCTGCGCCCTGCTCTATAAGCGCCTGTGCTGTGCCGACAGGCATCTGGCTAGTGGCATCAGCAATCTTCTCTTCAGAAGTCGTTACAACGCCTTTGGCGGCTTCTGTGAGCCATCCCAGCATCTGGAACAGGACAGCAGACGGCGGATTGAACGGCATCGGCATTGCGACCTTACGGATGTCGTCAACGCCTGGCGCTGCTTCAATTTCAGCAATCTGGGTTACTTCGACCTGCTGAGACTGCCCGGAAACCTTAGCGCCCTTGAGCTTGAGCATGGTCGCGGCATTATTGATATGAGCGCTATCAAGCAAAGCCCGCAGAGAGCCAGTAAGGGCAGCACTAAGCCCCCCAATAAGATGCGGTAGACCGATTGCATAAGCGCCTCGCCATGGAATGAATTTGAACTCGACAATCCAATCCAGACGGTTCATGGATTCGTCGCCGTTTTCCCAGTTTCTATAAAGACCGATGACCTCGTTCTCAAGCTCATCAATCATCAGGATGTACGGCGCTGACTCGCCCTTCGTGTAGCTGTCTTCATCAAACGACAGATAGGTGTACACGTGATAGACGCGGCGCAGGCCATCAATGCCGTCTTGGTATTGCTTGCCTTCAATCTTGTTGTTGGCCTTCATCGGGCCGGTTTCTTCCGGCTCCATGGTGGCGCGAATCATATTGATGTCGCGATAGAGGCCAGAGGCAATCCGCTGCTCCATCTCCCATTCCGTGATGTCTTGCATCTCGGTTGCGCGCTGCGCTGTATAGAAGTTAGTCGCGGCGAACGGCAGGATAATGTTGTCAATCGGCACAAACTCAGCACACGGTCGACGCTTCTTGTCGTCGTACCAGAGCTTCATGTACTGGCTACCACCGAGCGGCAGTTGGGTCAGCATCTGGTCAAGTTCGTCTTTGAACTCTTCAATCTGCTCGGTCAACTGCCAGTTCATGTAATCGCGCTTGCGCTCGGCTACTTCCGTCTTTTCGTCCGTGACTTCGCCAATAATCTTTGTACGCGTTGGGCCATCTGGCGGAAACAACTCCTTTGATGCCCGGGCGGCAAAGTCAACGCATGCCTCCGCCATGACAGGGTGGACGACTTTTGACGCACCTTGGAACATCGCTCCGCCGGGCGCATCATTGCCAAGACCTGTTCTCTTGAGACCTTCTTCATACTGTTTATCACGCTGCTTCCTCGCCTCTTTGTCCTTCTCAATCAAATCAACGTAGCGCATGGCTACCTTGTCAAGTTCAAACGGGTCAAAGGTCTCAGCGAGGTTCTCGTAGAAGTCCTCGTCATCACTAGGCCCAGTGAACTCCGGCTCAAGGTTAACCACGGCAGAACCGTCTGGCAGCTCCTCAATGTCGCTCATGTCATCAGGCAGCTCAACCTCAGCACCGCCGTCTTCAGTAGGCTTAATGCCATCAACGAAACGACCATAATTCGGGTCGATAGGAAACTCTTCAGCCATTCGTTACCTCTTCTTTACTGATTTAGTAGTGGAGCCGCCCGCTTTCTTAGGAACCGGCAACCGAAGTTCATCGCTGCCAGCAAACGGACTCTTGCCCATCTTGCGTCTAGCATCTGCCCAGCCTTGGGCTTTCTCCAACATTTGCTCTGTGAGTTCGCCGTTTGATAGGAGAGTTCTAATCTCATCCGCGGTCAAAGTAGGAACAACTAGCGGGTAGTCCCCAGCATCATCAGACGATGAGTACTCGGTCATAACGTCACCAGATGAGGTTGTCATCGGGCCGAAGTATCCCTTGCCCTTTGGCAGCTCAGAGTCGTGACGCAGGCCATACGGAAATGCGTTGGCTTCAACCTTGCCGCCTTTAGCCTTCAACTGCTCCAGACCTTTTTGGTTTTCCAAATACTTCATTACGCGGTCAAGCCACTCTTGGTCAAGATATTGCAGGGGCGCATTTAACTCCAAAGATTTATGCGCGCCAGTGGCAGTTGAACCTAGAATACGTTTTGCTTCAATTGGGTCATGAAACATAATGTCGTGCGGAATCTGACGTTCAAATCCACCGACGTATTCACCAGCAAGGTCAAACGGGTATGTCGTATGCCCAGACTCTTCAAGCACGCGGCCAGCAGGGTCCATCTTGGCAACCGTGAATCCAGAAGACCCTCGCGGTATATCTAACAATGCAGGGTCAGTAACACCCACGCGGGCAGCAATCACATCAGGGAATCCAGACTTCTGGAACTGAGCCTTGCCCATTGCCTTAACAAAGGCGTCTCTTTGACCACCTGGGCCTTCCATCAAAAGAGAATGAATCTCTGGATTTTCAATGCCAGGAAAATCAGGAGCCTTAAACTTACCGCCCTGACCTTTGATTGAGCGAACGGCGCGGTCAAATGCTTGAATATCTTTCTTGCGCAATGCATTGATATCAAGCTGTTTAAGCAGAGCCTCAGTCACCATTGTGTTGAAGTCCACTGACTGCGGACCCATGGCGGTATATACGCCATACACGTCACCGCCAGACTCTGCGCCTTGGCGAACTCGGTCAGACAAAGATTTTAAAACGCCCTTACCAGATGCCCAAGCCATGCCGGGATTAGCGCGCATGAACTCTGGCCCACCCTCTAGACGTACATTGACTGGCGCACCTTCCAACTCCTCTAAGATACGACCAGCGGCAGAGCGGTCACCAACCAGAGGGAACGCAACACCACCCTGCATACTCTCGGGGCTGATGGTCTTGCGCTCAATCATATTGACCTTGGGGTCTTCCTTGACTTTGACCTGTACCTCACTTACAGGCTTCTGCAGTTTCAATCCGCCGCCAATGTCGTGATACAGGCCAGCAGCTATTGATTCCGCCTTACTCATTTTGGGAGACAAGGCCCCAGCAAGCATAGGGGCTAGGAACTTACCGCTCAATGCAGCAGCGCCCTTTACAGCGGGCGGCAGGGCTACGTCTAGGCCGGCTTGAATCATCGCGTTTCTGTAGTCACCCTCTAGGGCAGACTTAGCGGCACTGACAAACGGCAGGACGTTCTCAGCAGCAGTCATCAGAGCCTCGCCGCCCTTACCTGCTTTGGGCGACTTCATCCTAACCTTGCCACTATCCATGGCGGCTAGTAGGTACTCGTTTAACAACTGCTCCTTGGTAGGCATGATTACCGCCCGCGACCAGAGCCACGTTTAGCAACGCGCATATTGTCGACTAGGTTTGGATATGGTCGGCCAGCAGACTTAGCCATGGCCTTTGCGGACGACTTCTGTTTAGGACTCAGCGGCTTTGATTCACCGAGTGATTTGGGCCGGGCTTTATCCCAGACTGGCTTATTAGATGGCATATGGATTCACCTTTGCGGGTTTAGCATCAACTAAATCATCGTCATCGTATCTCGGCTCGGGGTCTATATCAAGGAACCCCATATCTTTCAACAATCTAACGGCTTGTGATGCAGAGTCTACATAATCGTCATGCTCTGAATCAGGGAAGCTACAAATCTGGCTGAGGAAGCCCTCGCACCAGTCTCTGACGAATCCCTTCCTGTTTTGGGATTCAGGCAACCACACTCGTCCAGCGGCGAAGATAGCTGCAGCGATTTGCAGGCGCTGCATTTTATCGGCGCGGCCAGGATTATATGAACGCACAGGCAGGTGGGCTTTCTGAAGTTCCTGGATGAGAGAGATGCCAGCGGCCTTATCCTCAACCAGAATCAGGTCGGGCTTCTTCGCGTCCTTGCCCTCACCGTACGACACCCTGAACTCTTCAATCACTTTAGGTTTGAGGTTAGGAAACGACAGGTGTTCAGCCCAGCAGTCAATCAGTAATACAGACATCGGGCCATCAAGAGGTTTGAACACGCCCCACGTCGTGCAGGCTGTCGGGTCGTTGTGAGTCTTCTCGCTGAACGCGCAATCGTAAGACTGGACAATAAACTCGAACTTTGGAAAGGGCTTACCAGCAGGCCACAGGCGGAACATGTCACGGCTGACCACCTTGCCATCCTCGAGGTCGACAATCTGACCGAGGACTTCCTGCTCATAGAGCTTCGTGCCTTTATATTGTTCTAGCTGCTGTGCAAAGGACGGCGCAAGGTTCTTGATGTTCTCATAGGTCGATGCTCGGTCGACGATGCAGTCTTCCCTATCTACTAACTCAAGGATTAGGTCTTTAGGCTTCGGCGTAGTAGTAACAATAACTCTCGGCTGTTCACCTAGACGCAGACCGAACATCATCATGTCCCATGCGTCTCTCAAGTACTGGAAGGCTGCTAGCTCGTCACAGTTGTGAACCACGATGCCGTTGGCAACAAACTCGTGTTCGCCCTCGACGGTTAGGTTATAGGTTGTTTGATTCGGAGACCTTTCGACGCTGACGACCTCCGCCATCTGGAACTCTGGCTGGAATCTTTCCAAAGGCTTTGCATCGGCAGGACTTGCTGCAATATCGTTGAACTCGCTTGACTGCGGTGTATTCAACACTACACCACTCACACTTTCGCACCTCTGGAACGAATGCATTGGAGCGCCATCGCTCTGTACATTCTGAAGAGCAGAACGCTCTTGGTGTAACGGCTCTGGATTCAAACTCGTTGCCACACTGTTTGCAGACGCAGGGCTTGAATGGTCGGGCACTCCACCTATTCCGCATTCCTGCTGACGCAGCGCTCTTCTGAGCATCCGATGTGGCGCGCCCAGTAGCGTGGTGAACCATGTGCTCGTGCGCAGACATGCATTCCAGATTCTCGAGCCGATTGTCTTCGGCATCGTGATTTTTGTGATGTACGACGTATCCGCTAGGAATGCTTCCGTTGGCTTGCTCCCAGATGTATCTGTGCAAATACCCTCGGCGCTTATTGTGGAAATGACCGCTTGGTCTTTTGTGCCAAGTGACTCCGTCGTATTTGACCTTATCCATACCCTATCTCCGATTTTGATATCACCGGCATTAACCCAGCGATTATCAATAAGTATAGGGTGGTCAATAGTCGTGGTCAATCGCGTTGACCCAACAGTAATGGTTGCCAACTCATTGGTGTTACCAGAGACTCCTGCGGCTAGTACCTTTCTAGGGCCGTGTCGAGTTTGAACTACATCGCCGATGCTAACCTGCTCTATAGGCTTCTCAGAGCCATCAGGAAGCAAGATTCCTGTTCCGCCAAGGCAGCACCAGGCGAAGTGGAACTGTGGCCCCCGTAGACGCTCGTATGAGTCCCCTGAGATACCACGGATGCTAGACCCGTTCGTCAGGATGATTTGGTGGTCTTGCTTGTTGTAGTCCTTGATAAGAGCCTGCGGGATTACAGACAGCAATCCTGACTGACCTTCCATACAGGTGAACTTCACGTCATTAGATGTAGGAGCCAGCACTAGGCATCGTGACTCTGGGTGAGTCCATGCCCACCACCAAAGGGCTTCAGCAGCGCTTCTGGTCTTCCCCGCTCCCCGCCCTGCAAGCATCATCCATACTGTGTAGTCCACCTCAAGCGGTGGAGGGACTTGATACTTATGCGCACCAGCAAGCCATTTGATTCTAGCGGCGACAGCAACCTGCTCGTGCTCTGATAACTTGTGCAGTTTGTCAGCCAGTTCAATCAACTCCGCGCACCTTCATCTCAATCATCTTGAGCATCTCGCGGACTTCATCAGTGGTCTGGTTCTGTACGACTACAGGCGCTTCAGAATCACCGGCAAGAGCAATGCGGTCACCGTAACGCTTCGGATTCCACTTGGCCAATAACTTCAGTTTAATATCTGCGCGGGCACGAATCAGTTGCACATATCCAGAATCAATGCGCCCACCACCCTCAGATAATATGCGCTCAGGCTCTTCGTTAATCTCTCGAAGAATATCCTCAGCAATGGCTTCTTGCCCTAATTCTCTAGCTTTCGCGATGGCTGCGGAAAGCGATTCATCCTTATACATCCAATCGTAAACTGTGCGCCATTCAGGCATATGAGCGTCACGACATATTTGTCGAAGAGGCTCACCTTCAGATAGTCGCTGGGCAATCTCTTGGACTAGTTCTGGTGTGTACTTAGAGGGACGGCCAATACGCTTCGGCTGGCCGGATTTCTTTTGCGGAGGTTGTTCCATTGGGTTACCTCGTTAATTGAGATAACCTAATTGTATCACTTCTTGGTAAACAACAAGGGGGCCGAAGTCCCACTTAGTCAAGCAATCGTTATTTTATTGATAGCGGATTGAACCTGCTTTGCCAAAGCCTTGTATGAGTTGAATACATTTAGAGGCATTCCATAAGGCCCAACGTCTTGGCATTCAGTGTTGCTGTTAAATTCTGCATCACCTAAAACGGCTTGAGCTTCTTCAAGCGTTAGCTTGCAGGTTCCGGCTTTTAGCTTTTTTAGCGGCAATTCGCTTGGAAGCCTGTTTGCGTATTCGTTTTCTATTGTCTTGCTAACTTTTATAGTAACGACCGAATCCATGTTCAACCTCTCCTTCGCTGCCCGGCTCGTTCGCCGTGATGTAACTATCTCACATGCAATCCCTGTGTGCGTGAATCTTTTGTTACACAAAGCGTTTAGAAAGGGTGGCGGCAACGTCGGCTGGTTAGGCCACCTAGGACTAGATACCCTGCCGCTGGGAGCGCACTATAGGTAACCAACCTTATGCGCATTTAACCACCCCATCTAAAAACTCTAAAACAGGAAGAGCGTGAACCGGGTTCGTGTTAATCCGCTCGAAAGACAACCCGTATCCAGCCCACGCTCTTTTTAACTTACTTCTTCCACCACATCCAGTCGGGCTTGGCTTGCATCTTGGTTTCGGCGTTCTTCCACGCGTCCATCGCATAGCCAAACTGAGTAACAACGATGTCGCGGCAAGCTGCCGACCATTGGGCAAAAACGTCTTGGTAGTTCATAACGACCTCCGTTAAGTTAATAAATGCTGCAGCGCAATATTATTGCTTCTCGGCGGCCATGTCTACTGCTGCATCGTAAGCGTCTTGGTCAGACATGCTTTGATGCTTACGGATTGCATTGATAGCAGCACGCATCTGGTTCTGGACATACGGCGGGTGCTCTGCGGGGTAAGCCTCGCTGAGAGCCTTGAGCGCCATCGAAAGAAGTTCGTCTTTAGTCATTCCGTATCTTAACACATAAGTAGTTACCGTCTGGGTCTTTTGCGGCCCAAGACCCTTTACTTCGGCAGTCTTCTTCGTATTGGATTCTAGCCTGCTCTTGTTTCCAAACGATTGCACTGAAGGTCGCAATGATGACTGCGCAGATGATGATGTATCCAATCTCCCACAGTCGGACACGGTCTTCTTCTTCGGTCCGCTCTTGAATGCTTCGACGGATGAATTCTGCTGTCTCTTCTTGGGTCATTGACAAATCACCCAGCACTTACCGTCTTCGCAGCAGGTCATGCACTTCAACATCTGTTGTGGGAAAAAGTAGTCTTGGACAGTACAGCTCTGTAATGCAACCACGTACATCGCGAGTAGTGCGCTCATGATTTCTCCGGCTCAAAGTTCTCTGGGTTCTTACCGTACGCAATCCCCAACAGGAATACAGCATCGGTTGATGTGTCTCCAGAGCAAATCGGACCAACCTCTTCGCTGCCCACCAACATCCGGGCCATGAATCTGTTGTCTACACCGTTGTACCAAACTTCGTATTTCATCTGACTCTCCATCCGGCGCTAGTGCCGTAGGAGAAGATTCGCATACTTTTCGGCTTTGGACATGAACTTTACGTTACACAATCCATTGGTTGCGGGGGCAGGATTCGAACCTGCGTCTTCAGCTTATGGGGCTGACGTGCGTACCTCTCCACTACCCCGCGCCTCGATTATACAGTCTTATTCTCTTGATTTGCAATGTAAATGCGCGCCATGCGGCAATGATTTAGCACCCGAGCAAGCTGGTCGTCGGCCTCGGAAAGTTTCTGGCGATTGAGGTTCTCTGCGGCATCGCGGAGTTCATGCTCTGCTCGAATCAAATAGTACGACCAGTCATACGTTTCCATCGTGATTCCTTGTGAAGTTGATACTAAAACTGCAATATTGCTAGTGCTTAATTACGCTAGAAGCAAGCGTAAATCCATAAACTTGTTTAGGAACATATGTTTATGAAACATTTAAGAGAGTTTGCGACCGTTCGTGACCACGAAATTCTTGATGCGATTGAGCAATTTGGTAATCAAACCGCCGCGGCAAAAGAATTAGGCATCAACAGACGCTCGTTGGAGCGCGCACTGCAAAGACTGAAGATTCGAGCAGCTCGCCGAGGTCTCAGTCCAGAGCATGACATGGTCCATACAGTTCCCGAGGGCTTTGTTGTGAGGGGTGTGAGTACATACTACAACAAAGACGGGCAAGCTGCTGGACAATGGGTCAAGTCTACGCAAGACAAACAAACCGCGCGCGAAATCCAAGAAGCCTTTCTTGAAGCATTCAAAGACGACATCGTCCGAGTGGCTCCGACAAATCCTGGCACTCAACAGCCAGACAGCCGGTTACTCAACTGTTTTGTGTACGGGGACCCTCACGTCGGCCAAAGGTCATGGCATGAGGAAGTTGGACACGACCACGACCTTGAACTAGCAGAACAACTATTCACTAAAGCCCACGATGACTTAGTTGAGCGCTCCCCATCAGCGACAACAGCCCTCATTCTCAACCTTGGTGATTATTTTCACGCTGATGATGGCAGGAATGTCACGCTCAGAAGTTCGCACCACCTTGACGTCGACGGACGTTACCAGAAGGTCCGCAAGGTAGGCTTCCGCATCCTGCGGTCAATGATTCAGATGTGCCTGCGCAAACATGACAAAGTCATCGTCTGGAACATCATCGGGAATCATGACGACTACTCGGCTGTAGACCTGTCCCTTTGGCTGCAGGTCGCATACGAGAATGAACCTCGCGTCCACATTGAGACTTCTGCCAACAAGTTTTACTACATGCAGTTTGGGTCAGTCATGCTGGCCGCCACTCATGGCGACACAGTCAAGATGGAACAGATGTTAGGCGTCATGGCTTCTGACCAGGCGGTGATGTGGGGACAATGTACACACAGGTATGCACACCTCGGTCACGTCCACCACAAGACCCTTAAAGACCTTCCGGGCGTGTCAGTTGAGACTCATCGAGTTCTTCAACCGTCAGACCTCTGGGCGCACAACGCCGGCTATAGAAGCCAGCGCGACGCCCAATGTATTACTTACCATTCATCATTCGGGGAATACGCTCGGACGATTGTTAACCCGAGCATGATTTGATTCAAACTTTGAAATAAGCTCTTGCTTCATCCAGTCACATGCAGATTCCCAAATTGCACTGGGTGTGGTCCGGCTTTCAGGCGTTGCATGTAACAACCACCAATCATCAAATGCCCTCTGGCGTTTCTCGTTCATCACTTTCCTCAATTTTTTTAATTACATCTTCTAACAACGCACAAAAGCCCCTGCTTATCAAATACTGACGGGCCTCTTCATCAACACGAAGACTAACAATGAGTTCACTGTCAGTTTCAACACAACTCAACACGCCAAATTTCATTTCTCTCCCCTTGCTCGAATTTCCGCCGCCAACGCGTTGAAGTTGTCACTCATGTAAGCGTATGTCTCAGCGCATTTAGCACATTGCTCACGCTCGGCTTCAACACAATCTTGCACCAACTTCATAACCCAAGGCGGCACTTCTCTGTGACCCGCTATACGGATGATGTCATCGCGGTTCATGTTGCTTTCCTTGCATAACCAAAAAGAAAAGACGGAATACATTTAATATGACGCGTTTCTGACCAAAACACACGGCAGAAAAAACGTCGGCCAAACAACTTAAACCGAATGCTAATGATGTTTCCGGTCATTGTTTTGCAGCCTTAGCCTTTATCTTTTGTTCCAAAGATGTAAGTTCATTAGCAAAGTCTGGAAACTGCTGAACTAGCCATTTGGTGTTGATGTACAAACGTTCGTTATCAATAGCCACACTGGTGCCATCAAACAGCGCCGAATAGAAAACAAAGTTCTCATCCCCCAAAGCTGCTGCTGGAATGTAAACAACTCCATCATCAGACAGTCCAGTTGTTCTGAACCACTTAGGCAGTTTTTTTTGGCCTTCTATATTTTTTGCGGTGTACCAAGTAATTTCACTCATTGACGCCTCATCATTCGTTCTTGAATTGGTGTTGGCAAAAAGTCTGGCTGTTCAGCAATCTCAACGCTCACCTTGCAATCGGGATTGATGTTCTCCTGGAACTCTTTGTTAAGGCTTTTCACAACCTCGTCATCAAGCAACGGCTGATACAGAGCAGACATACCAAGCCGGATTGATGAACTGGTCTCATCGAGGACAAAGCAGCGGTCAGCAACCAACCGAGCCTTACCCCTCAACAAGTCACGCAAAATAAACTCTGACCAATCACTGTACATTTTCTTTTTCCTCAATAGTCACGGTGTATTTCCGGCCGTTGATGTCAGTCACATCAAACCTTTTAGTAGTACTGTTAAAAGCACCATTCGGGTCTAGGTCTAGGCGAACAGGACCGGCCGAGTAGATAAGTCCCTGCGCGTCGTGGTTCTTCAACAACGAACAGCACAGGTGAGCTATGTAGTCACAGTAGGCCCTCATGTCAGAACGGCCCACAGATGTAGTCAACGTCAAAGGCACCTTCGTGATACATGTCGTAAGCAACGTCCTTGACGTGCTTCGGTGCCTTGTCAAAGTCTGGATGCTCGCTCAGGTACTTAATCGCCTCAAGGTAGCCCCAGCCAGCATCGGTAAACAAATACTGCTCAACGGTCCCAACTGCATTTCTGAATTGATAGTCCATCTCGTCCCCCTCGTGTTGATGTAACTCTACGATAAAAGATTACTTGGAGTCAACACTTCTGGTTAAATTTTTTATGTAGTCATCAATCTTCGAGTCTTCCCAACCAAGTTTTTTCAGAGCCTTGACTAGAGCCTCGTGAAAGGATGAGTTCATGATTTCCTCATAATTTTGATAACGCAATAAATTACATCTGCCCAATTTTTTATGCGTTTGAACGGAGCCTTACCCACGTCACTGGCCCAATCGTCGCCTTCATATCCTCTAGCAAAGAAATACTCTCTATTGATGTTGTCACGGGTAACTTTTACCCATTGCCCGTTTGCATGAAAGGTCCGAACTGTATAACCAGCCATGTCAGTCTCCAATCGCAACAGCTTCTTGATGTTCTGCATTCTCTAAAAATGGGAACAAGGGCCATTCTTTGTTTTTGTTAGCCCATGCAATAACCTCTTGCGGATTAAACTCAACCCCGTGATATGCGTCTTTACCAACGAGGCCCGAGTTTTGAACTGCTTCTTTAGCAGCACACAACAAACTTTCCCAATTGTCCGGCTTGCCTGCAAGAAACGGCGCAAGGGGTTCCCGGCCTAACAGCAGATGGGCTATGTCATCTTCAAACCACACTTCGTAGCTCAACCAGACTTGTTTTCTGTGTTCCAACATTTCGCTCTCCAGAGGGGCCGAAGCCCCTGTTGTTATCGTGAAGTAGTCTTGACTGAGAACACTGCAGTCGTCTTCGTGTAACGAGCTACAGCATCAGCCGGAATGTTGAATTCAGCCATCAAAGATTTGTAGTCAACGGTTGAACGGTTGGACTCAACAACAGTCGAGCGGTAGAAGTTACCCTCAAAGACGTTGTTGCCACCAGGAGCTGTTGCAGCATCCTTCAGACCCTCTTTGATTGCATCAGCCTTGGAAGTAAGGTCAGCAATCTGTGCAAGCAAAACACCCAGTTCATCGACTTGGGTAAGGTTCAATGTCATATCCATCTCAGTCCCCTTTTCTCTGTCCGGCTCAAGTGCCGTGAAGCAACTATCTCACACAAACCATCTATGTGAGTTAAACTTTTGTTACACCATCAACATGAAGCAGAATCCACAAACCGTCACCGAGTACCAACCAACAGTCTTCTCGGCGTTCAACCAGAACTTCATGTGTTCCATCCCAATCGGAAAGTCTTGCCAGAGATTCAGAACAGTCAGTTTCATAGCGTCACCGTCAAAGTAAGAATCACCAAAGCTGCAACCGCAGCGCCGAAGCAAACCTTCTCCCAAATAGGATGCTCCGCTTCCTTAACATACAGCGGCGCATCCCACCCGTAAGCCTCTCTCATCGACCGAGCCATTCTGTAATCACTCGGACGAAACTCTGTAAACATCTTTTGATTCTTATCCACAACACTCTCCATATATATAAGTATTTATATCTACCTATGCTGGTGAAACGCACCTAGCCTAATCCCTAAGTGCCTTCAACTGTCTACCCACGCCGGAGCCAACAGCACCCGCCAGACGTTCGATTAGAGGCTCTGGCTTCGCCACCTCCCACGCATCTCAAATCTAACCCCACAGTGCGTGTATCCCTAGACCCCTGCCGTATCGCGCCGACAAGTCTAGCGGTCTTCCAAAAGCAAAACCCCAGTGTACTGATAGAGGCTTGGCCCTTGGCTTGGGCAACACAACGACACGGAAAAAGGTACGTGTTGCAGTGCCACACAAGCCCCTATCAATAGACTGGGGTCTTCCTTTTTCGGTGTCTAGGTGCCACCCCAGACAGGACGAACACTAATGGACTTCTATTCTGAAGTCAACATATTTTTTTGTAGTGTGATGTTCACACAATAACTTTATGATTACACAGCGCATCCGCGCCATAACATTGGAGACTGCCATGCCCCTATGGAACATTACTAACATCGTTCGGTTCGAGTATTTCATCGACGCCGAGAACGCATCTGAAGCAATCAAAGAATGTATGGACAGCGAGCCGGAAGAGACCAACGAAAGCTGGCACGCCGTTGAGATTGACATTGAAGAAGACGACGACGAAGAGTTTGATGACGACGACGGCTTTGATGATGAGGATGAAGATTACGCAGGCCGTCAATAAAAAAAGCGGGCTACGGCCCGCTCACTTTTTTGTACCACTCACGCATTCGGTCTAACAACTCCTCTGGCGAGTCACAGACAAACTTGAGATTTCCGTCAGAGCTTATGCGTTGCACCTCATATACATTCAAGCCGTTGTCTGTGTCACCAGTGATGATTAAGACAACAAAGCCCGGCACTCTAGCCAGAGCCTCCAAAAGAATCATCTGACCAACCTTGATACCCTCGCCAGGGCGCTTCCACTCGGCTATCAGAAAGTTCCCGTTGCGCTCCAGAACCATGTCTAGGTTGCTTGGCAGGAACTTCGGATTAGATTCAATCATGCCTAGAAACGGCGTGAAGTCCACATGCGGAGCATTAGGGTTCCTCATGACGGCCGAGATTCTCATTTAACTACCAGCCTTTCCGTCTGCCACAAATGTAGCAAGGTCTTCTCAAAGGCATCCTGCCACATCTGCTGACGCTCAACCTTTGAAAGTTTAGAGCCTTGGTCAATCTCGTGGTGACAACTACTACACAGAAAGGCGATGAAGCAATCGTGAGCCTTGATAGACATACCCTTGCCATGACGCGACCAGTTTGAGTGCGCTGCGACAATAGTTCCGTCCTGAATCCCACAGTGCATACAGGGCTGGTCCCTGGCGGCATCTAGTAGCTTTCGGTTGCGATAGTTCATAGCTTGCTCACAACCCTGCGCTTACTTGACGACAGGCAAGCCCCGTTGATTGTGTAAAGGGTGCCGGTCACGATGTCAGCCCAAACCTTTTCGATTCGGCCAATCCAAACGTACAAAGGCGCGACCTTAATCTTTGACGTTCCGCACAGACCCTCAACGGTTGCATGCTTAACCTTTGGGCTTGTCCGCAAGAACATCAACAAGTATTCATAGGTCAGGCACGGTGCATCCTCAGATGTCGGCCAAACCTTCACACCGTCACCCGTGTTTCGCGGCGGTTTGACGCTTCTTGGCTTCGCCACACGTCTACCCTTGCTTGCGCTGCGACCAAATCCCATCTCAACTTCTCCTCACGTTCAATGGCTGCACGCAGCCCCTCTAAAAGTTCTCTGTACTCTGGATGTGCGTAAGCTTCGCGCTCTTGAGCGCCGATGCTTTCGTCTTTGTGTTTTTGCATCAACAAAGCCTTTTTGGATTTTCTAAACTCTTCCAAAAAGATTCTCTCTGCTTTCGCCTGAGCAAATAGTTCAGAGTTTTTCAGGATGTAATCAATCGCCTGATTCGGGTCAATCTCTCTCACGCTGGCTCCACATTCGCTCGTCTACACACAAGGTTCGCTTTTGTTCCACGCTCTTCAAGGTCAAGCTCTACAGCTCTACAGTCTTCGTACGTCTCAAACGATTGTAACCAGAATTCACTTCCGTTGAGCAACAAAATTAGGTTGAACCAAATCATCGGTGACCTCCACCTTTAGGTACCCTCCAATGTGGCCACCCCAGTAGATTCTTAGGTCTTGTATCTGGCTGTCGTCGTCAAAGACTCCGGCGTGGCTCAAAGAATCAAGCGCGGCCTTCAGCAAGTTGTCTAGGTCTCTCTTTCGTTTGTCGGGCCGGTAAGCCCGTATGACCACAACCACCGGCCTGTCAGCAAACTTGGCCGCGTTCTGCTCCGCCACCTGCTCGGCTACTGCGGTCCGATACTCTCGGCCAGCCTTGCTAATCACCATCCTGCTACGCCACATCCGCCAGTACGTATTCACACTAGGCGGCCACGGCAACATGATTTCAGTTTTCATACTCGCCGCCAATAATTTTTTTAGCCTTCTGCCGCCGGTCTTCGTGAATCCTGGCGATGAATTCTTTCAACATCTCTGATGCAGTCTTGCCGCGAATCTTCTCGCGCTCTACTAAACCCTCTCGACGCTCGGGCAATGAATAGGTCAGCAGACGTTTAGCTTCACATTCCATAGCCCATAAGTGACAGTTGCTACAAACTACACAGCCGTCTTGCAGCGTCACCATCCTCGGCGCGTACTCACACTTAGAAGTACCAAGACATTCAGGCACGGTCCAGCTCTCCGAACAGGTCAGGTCTTAGGTCAACCCTAGCCACCTCGCCGTTCGTGTACAGGTCGATTGCATTGCACAGCTCGGCACTCGGAAGTCTTGACTTGCTAATCAGCAGCGCCATCCAAGTCCTTGAAATACCAATAGAATTTGCCATCGCGGCTTTGGAGCCTCTAGGCTTATCGTTAAACCATTCTTTCAGCGTCATACATCCTCCTGTAACCCAACCATACATCAACAATTTTTTTTGTTCAACCCTATTGTAACTCTGCAACAGATGATGTAATCTGAGGTTCCCCAACAGCGAAAGTTATATTTTATGGAACGGGACGACCAGTACGAGGCTTGGCATCAGGCTGAGTTGGAGTTGCAGAAAATGATGGAGGAGGCCCTTGGGCGGATTTCATCCAATCAAGCAACGGACGAGGACGTAACACTTATGCGTTACGCATGTGGACTTGGAAAAAAGGGCGAATAAATGTCATTCATTGTGAAGGCTGGAGAAGCAAGCAGTTTCAAACCCGTGCCGTCGGGCATGCACCTGTCGCGTTGCTATCGCATCGTTGACCTCGGAACTCAGCAGTCCGAGTACATGGGTGTTGTTAAAAACCTCCCGAAAGTCATGCTGCAGTTTGAGGTTCATAGCGAAGACGAAAGCGGTCAACCCTTGTTGACAATGAAGGGCGAGCCGATGTCTATTGCCAAAAATTACACGGTTAGTCTTGGCGAGAACGCTACGCTTCGTGCTGACCTGAAGAACTGGCGCGGCCGTGACTTCACTGCAGAAGAACTGCGCGGCTTTGAGCTGGCAAACGTGCTGGGTCATTGGGCAATGATTACTGTGGCCAAAACCATTGGTAACAATGGCAAGGAGTACACAAACATCACCACCATCAACCCGGTTCCGCCGAACATCAAAAAGGGTGGCTTGCCCGAGGCTCACAACGAGCCAAAGATGTTCACCATCTCGAATCCGGACATGGAGCTGTTCAACAGCTTCTCAGACAACCTCAAGATGAAGATTGAGAAGTCACCCGAATGGCAGAGCCGCTTCACAACGCATTCCTCGGCGCCGGCACGCGTTACAAGTAACGCTCAGTTGCCGGAATATGACTTGAACGACGACGTGCCTTTCTAACATGACTACTCCAATTGCAGGCAATCGAATCATCGACAGCGATATGGCGTGGATGTATTGGATTACATATCAGCCTTGGGTCCCTCATTGGACTAAGGAAGACATCTACGTCGCTCCCGGCGGGATTGAGCGTAGCAAGGTCGAACTGGAGTCTCTTGGTGCCGTGAGAGCAAAAGCCATTCTTTGGCCGCGCGGATGGCAGCAGAGGCAAATTGCTAAAAATAATAAGAAGGGTAAATGATGTCTTTTCATTTAAAAATCAAACACAACGGCGTTGAGATTGAATTCACCGCTGAAGACATTCAACAAGTGACCAAACAGGTGATGGCTATTGCCAAACCGACGAAGGTCACTGCAATCAAGCGTGGTCGACCGAAAGGCGCCAAAAGCAAAATCCAATCAATTCAACCTCTAGCGGCTTAGCCATGATGGGCTATTGAGTTTGAGGTCAACTAGGAGAGCAAAATGCAACATGATTTCATGGCACGTCAATACGAAATAGCCCAGCAATTGGTTCGCTGCATGACCAGCGATGTTGAATATCAACGGCAACTGTCAGACATGGCTCATCACTATGAAGCCCAGTTGGCAGAACGCAATCGCAAGATTAAAAAACTTGAGTCAACCATTGAGGCTATGAAAGCTCTGAATGGTGAATATTGATGGTCGGCACCTTTGAGGCGCTAGAAGAAAAAGTTATCCAGTGGGCGATTGACCGGGGAATTGTTCATCACTCTAATCCCCGCGCCCAGCTTCTAAAGATGTTCTCGGAAGCCGGGGAAATCGCAGACGGTGAGGCAAAGGGAAAACTTGACGACATTGAAGATGGCGTTGGGGACGTTCTTGTTTGTCTCATCATCTACTGCCACTTCTATGGTCTTAGCGTTCCGGGATGTCTTGATGCCGCTTGGAACGAAATCAAAGACCGCAAGGGACGAATGATTGAAGGTGGCGTGTTTATAAAGGATGAACAGTGAGTATTGTTGCTAAAAGCCCGAACGCTCAAGAAGGCGGTCATTGGTATACCCGTGACGGGGAGCCGATGTATACCGTTGAATCAACAAAGGGTCTACAACGCCCTACAACGCTTCGTGATGCGCGCAAACTGAATCTTGTACCCTCGGTAACCACCATCATCAATGTGGCCGCCAAACCGGCTCTTACGCAGTGGTTGCAAAAGCAGGTCTTGATGGCGGCCCTGACTCTGCCGAAGATTCAGAACGAGACCGAAGAGCAATACATTGAGCGCATCATTCGGGACTCAAAAGAACAAGGCAAGGCGGCAGCAGACGCGGGTACGGAAATCCACGCCGCGGTTCAGGCGTATTACGAAAACCGCTCACATGGACACGCCGAACACGTCATGGGTTGCCAGCAGGCAATTGAAAACGCGTTTGGCAAGCATGAATGGATTTCTGAGAGAGCCTTTGCCCACGACCTAGGTTTCGGCGGCAAGGTTGATATGTACACCGACGGCATTGTGGTGGACATCAAGACCAAAGAGTTCACTGACTCGGATACCATTGGTGGATATGACGAACACATGATGCAATTGGCCGCCTATCGAGTTGGCCTTGGCATGCCTAATGCGCGATGTGCGAACGTCTTTGTCTCAAGGTCTGTTCCGGGTCTGGCGGTAGTCAAAGAGTGGCCAGAAGAGGATTTGAAGCAGGGCTGGGAAATGTTTATCCACCTGCTTTCGTACTGGCAAATCAAGAACTCACATCAATAAACTGATACAGGAAATCAAACATGATTAGCAACGACGATATCCGCCAAATCTTCTTCTACTGCGAGCACAAGAGTCGAGACGGAGTCTACGCAGATAACGTAGACATCTTGGAATTTGGCCGCAAGATAGCCGAAGTTGCCTTCCTTAAAGGGCAAGATGCAGAACGAGCCGGCTGTATTGCTTTTGTAAAAACCCTCAACAAAGAGGTTGCAAAAGCATTAGAGCATCGTTCTGCTGAGTAACTATTGTTGCTCTTCTCGGTTTACAAACAACTGAGATGAAAGCGGAGAAATAGTCCTCATAGCCTCGCCCGCTTGTGTTAATGCTCGTGGGCGGGGGGCCAACAGAGCAGGAATAACGCTTTGCGTTACAGGCTTTGAATACAAAAGTGGCATTGCTGCAGCAGATAGTCCACCAATTGTTTGGGCGGTTGCTGCAGTCTCTGGAGAAAAATGAATTAACGCGCTAGCGCCACCAACTGGTGCAAGCAAATCCATCAGATTCAAAGACCGATTTTCTGGCATTCCGCCAAGAACATTTTCACCCGCTTGAGCAAACGGTTGTAGACGGCTTGCTCGGCCTTCTGCAAAAGCAATCCTTGAGGGCGCCTGTTTACGGATTGATTGCCCCAATTCTTTTGGGGTAAACCCTGTACCAGCAGTTCTACTGGCAAAAGCGTCTGCCATGCGGATGTAGTCTTCTTCGGCCTTGTCTGCTCGAATTAGAGCACGATGAATAGGACCATTTTGTTTTGCAAGATGCAGCATGAAGTTACGCTTCATATCTTGCAGGGCATCCCCAAAGTCTTGGTCTGCTGGGTCAGGAGATTTGGAATAACGATAAGCATCATAGGACAACTTGCTTTTTACATCTTTAAGTTGATTGCCCTTAGGATTGTTAATCAAATCTTGCATCAAAACATTGGCTCTTTTTTGCAAATCTTGCAATCTGTTGTCAGGCAAAGATGAGTGCTTGATAATGACGTGAGCAATGTCATCAATGAAATCTTTGTTTTGAGCGTTAAAGTTAAGATAAGGGGTTACATTGGTGTTGTATTGGCGGCTGATTTCTTTATCAACAAAATTGACCGCATCTTGCGGCGACATACCAGCAGGCACTTTCAAGTTTGGATTGATGTTGCTAAGAACTTTGTTAGCAGCCCCACGATTAAAAGACTCAATGCCCCTTTCCCTAGCCGATGAGATTGCATTCCCAAGCAAAGGAATCCGCTCAACACCGCGTTCTAGTTGTTCTGGAATCCCACCCATGAGCTGACCCGGGGTCAATTCAACGCCAGATAGTTTGCGAACGTCTTCTGAAAATCTTGGCGCAATAAGACGACCAGCACCACTTAGTGCACTTGTTACTCCGGCACCAGTAACAGCCCCCTGAAGAGCACTTTCTAAGTCTTCTTCAGGTTTTTCGGCTGCGCCATATCCAGCAATTCCTCCGGTTACAGCGCCCTCTGCAAGCTGTCTAGCAAAAGATGTTGCACCTTTTGCACCACGCGCAATAGCGCTGCCGGGAAGAACTAGGCCACCAGCAATCTCAGCGCCCATTGATAGGGCCGGATTGTTTTCTTCAAACTTCTTATGCTTTGCACGAATCAAATCAAGGGCGGCCTGCCGCTGTTCGCCAGACAAGTCACCAGCCTTGAAGGATGCCTCAATCTCATCAGCCAAATTAAACAAAAGACCACCAGCAAACGAACGAACTGTTTCAGAAGCCGGATTGTATTGCTCGGCCTCTTTGTCAATTTCCGCCTGCCGAGCTAAAGCGGACTCAGTTTCTTCTTGAGTCTGCTTGTCATCGGATACGGTCAGATGGCCTTGCCGGTCCATCAAAACTTGAATTTCTTGCGCAAGGGCTGCTGCGGCCTCGGTATCTCCGGCTTTATCAGCGTTTACAAGAGCTTCTTGCAGGTCTTCAAAATGCGCCATAACTATACTTTCTTAAATTATTGATTGCGACTCTTATGTTTATTAAAAGCGTCTTCAGAGCCAGGTACCGTAAATTGTATTTTTGACGAACCCTTCAAATAACTAGAAAGACTTCTGTCTTCTCCATAAGTCATTTCATATTTTGACAATGTTCTTTCTCTGGTGTCTGCAATAATTTGTTTAATGTTTTCCAAAGATTTTTTAATGCTATTAAAATCTTGCGCTTGTTTAAGATTGCCAAATTGCGCTTCAAGGCGCGGCCATTCTGCATTTGTAACTTGGCCTACCGCACCTCCAGTTTTTGAGGCATCTTGCATATCTCTTATTGCTTGAACCGCAAGTTGTGATTTTAATGTTTCTAGTTGTGTTTGAGCATTAGCAGCTTCTTTGCCATAACGATTTGGAGCAAGTGAAGAAAGACCAACAATTTTTTCAAGACCAGAGTCTTTTTTCAAAAGGATATCAATAGATTGTTCTAGTTTATTCAAACTAGTACCAACTATTTTTGCAGAAGTAATTTGATTGGGTTTATCAAGCAACAGTTCGCTTTTTTGTTTTGGTGTAACTTGCTCAATGATTGGAATCTGTTTGGTTTCAGTAACCTGCGGCTGCGCGGGAGCTTGCGCAACAACCGCTCTTGGTTGAGCTGGTGTTTGGCCCGATGGTGCAGCACCAGTTGCCGGAGCGGGAACCCTTCCAAAAAAATCACTTTTTGCCGCAGGGATTGGAATATTTTTACCAGTATTAAATTGAAGATTCTCGTTTTCTATTTGTAGTCGTGCTCTTTGCTCTGGGTTTAGGGCAGCTTTATAATTTGCAATTTTTTCCCAATCATCTGGAGTAAAATTTTTCCAATTTAATGGGTCCATGCGCAAAGTTTTCATTATTGCAATATCATCAAATCCGGGTTTTGATGATTCTGAACCAGAAATTAAAGAAATTTTTCCATTGGCGTCAATTTGATATTGAGAATTTTCATCAAGTTGATTATTTATTTTTTCTTGCGTTGTAAGCATTCTTGTTTTTTCAGAAGGCTTAAAAAGCGCAGGCAAAATTTGTGACGCAGCTTCAGGGAATGCAGCAAGAACCTCACCGAGTTGAGGGTTGTTTTGATAAGTCTTTTTTATCATTTCATTTCTTATCAACCCCTGACGAACGGCCTCTTTCTTTTGCTCTAGCTCTTCTTGCATCTTCAACATATTCTGTTGGCGCAACTGCTCTTGTTCGGAACCCTCCATAAGGGCTTGAACTCCCATACCAAGAGACTCCCCAAACGAACCAGATTTTGTCGGCGACAACAAAGCCTGAGAAATCTTCATCAAAGTGGGGTTGAATAACGGATTTGTCCGTTGCTGCAAACTTTGTTGCAACTCCATTTGCCGTTTCAACAACGCTTGCTGTTTGTCCTCTAATGATTGAGCAAACGGGTCAAGTTGGCTATCTTGTTCGTCCATAAGATTTAACCTTTATTATGCAGCCGGTTGAGATTTCTCAATAATTGGCGCATTGTTGACGTTAGAGCCAAAAATATTGTCGTAATTAATTGTTCCCAAAAGTTTTTCAGCAAGCGATGGAATAAATCCCTGTTGCGAAACACCGGCTTGTTGATTGGCAGCAGCGGAACCACCCGGACCATACATGAACGCGCCGAGGCCAGTAAGAACGCCACCCAAAGTAGCCAGCGGGCTGGGGCCAAACGAAACGCCCGGACGAACGCCAGTTTCTTGAGTAGTAGTTCCAGTAGGCATTGCGCCAGCATACGGAGCCAACAGGCCAGCATATTTGGCGGCTTGAGCCATCGGGTAGTCAAGTTCAGCTTGGGTTTGTGCTTGTTGTGCTTTGCCAAGACCCATCAGAGTATTCAGACCGCCTTGTGCAATACCTTGTTGTGCGGTTCCAAGTTGACCAGCAGCTTGACCGGCTTGAAGCATGCGGCCCAAATCAGTTTGAGCAGCACCGAGGGCTTGACCATATCCAGACTGAAGGGCTTGGGCTTGTCGACCAAGCAAATCGGCCTGCATGTCACGCATGATGTTACCAGTGGCTTGCATGGCACGCTGACTGCCAAATCCACCAACACCAGAAGTGGCAGCGCGAAGACCCGGAAGAACACTCTCTTGAATGTTCCGCTGTTGCAGACGAGCCATCTCATCAACAACATTCTGGGTATACGGATTCAGATACTGCTGCACCATCGAGGGAGCAGTGCCTTGTCCAGAAGTACGAAGGAAATCCGAACCCATGCCAGTCGTAGCGGAGCCAGCAAAAGCCGTATTCGGAGCGACATCAAATGCCTGCTGTTGAAGAGGCGACAACCCAGCAACACCGCCACCGGTCACACCTTGTTGACCAAAGTTGGCAATGTTTTGCAGGTAGTCGGTATAAAACTGAGGGACTGTGGTCGTCTTCTCAGTCGTCATCGTTGTCGATGGCGGCGCAACACCTTGAGTCCAGTCCATCACTTTACCCCTTTCATATATTGTAGCGGAGCCTTAGCTTTAGGCGGCAAACTTTTGGAATCCGTTGACCTTGCTCTTTCTCGAACAGAGTGCATCAGTTCATACAATTTATCTGCACCAGCTTTATTGGAGCCATCTCCAAGCGCAGCAACTACATCCGCGGGAAAGACAAATTCACCATCGCTGAGAAGCGCAGGAATATCATCCGATTGACCAGTGCCCTCCCCCCTTACTGGGGCGCCATGACGGAAGTCTAGACGGCCTCCGCGGGCAAGCATATAAGGCATCGCTGCGCGAGCCAGACCGCCATGCGCAAGTTCAGTAGACCCCAAGTTTTTAGCCAAAGCGGTCTTTATATCTTGCGACACGACGGGAGCCTGAACAGGAACGGGAACTACTCGAACCGGCGCAATCTGCGGGGTATCGGGTTTAGGAATGTCAGACAGCTTAGGCATTGTGATTCCGGTGTACTTATCACCAGAACCACTACTGTCAAACAGCCCCAACACCTTACCCAACAGACCAGCAGCCGCAAGACCGCCAAGAACTCCACCGAGGCTCAAGCCTTTTCCTGTAGTAGTTCCTGTGGTTCCTGTGGTTTTGGTTCCAGTAGTTGTGGTGCTTGTGTTAGTTGTGCTTGGCTCTCGAACGCTTGTTCCACTTGGGCTTCCCGGAAGGCCTTTAACGGGACCTTCTGTATATTTTGTGCTACCACCGCCGGGGGTTGTATTGATTTGCGGACGACCCGATGGCCCCAATACAGCATCTACGGTTGTATGAGCGCCACCAACAGGCTCTTTATCTTTAAAGTAATCAGGCATAAAGTCGCCAGCGCCGTAACCATAGTAATCAAGCCAAACACCAGGGTCTTGACCGAGGTTAAATCCAATCGGCGGGGCGTCGGGATTAAAGCCACCCAATTGGCCCGGAATAACAACATCATCGCCATAAAAATTGTCCGAAATATATGGCAAATTTTCAAACAGAATTTTTTCTGCAGCCGGCGAGAGGTCAAGTCCCTTTGTGCCCAAATCAATGTCTTTGAGCCAATCGTCGCCTAAATAATCACTTAAATTAAAAACGTCTTGAAAGGGAATGTAACTTCCAACCGCGTCAGACAAACCTTCCCAGTTAATGTCACTAAATGGAGATGAGCCCCCATGCTCAATTGCAATTGAAAGCGGAATGTCGCTTCCAATTTCGTCCATTAAACCTTCCCAGTTAATATCGCCCATCTTTCTTCCTTTAGGTCCGGTTTACAGGACGGCCAAGTTGGTCAAGTCCAATGTATCGACCCAACGCATCAAATCCGTAACTTACAATTGGCGCCAAGGCTCCAGCGGCAGCTCCAAAAGTTGGGTCTTGATTTTGCAAGGCCAATCTAGTTGCGCCAGCTAGTGCGCCGCCAAACATATTTGCCGGAACTCCGGTTAAGCCAGTTTGTTGTACACCATAGTTTATCAGAGGACTAACAGCCCCCATAGCGCCACTTGCTAATGGGTCCATACCGGTCAATGCCCCAACGCCAGAACCAATCAAACCACCAGTAATGGATTTACCAAGAATGTTAGGAGTTCCGGCCGGAAGCGCGCTTTGAATTGAAGTTGATATGGCCGGGAATGATGCGTTAACGCCAGTGTTTATCAATCCACTTGCCAAACTTGGAATAATTGGATTCCCGGCAACAAGGTTAGATGCAACATTACCGGCTGTTTGTGAGAGACCGCCAATTACTTGTGGATTTGTAAGAGAAAGTGCACTTGGGGCAACCATTGGTGCGTGCCAAGCATTTGGAGACAAAGCACTATTAACCAAACTACTTGCTGCAGCACCAGCGCCACCAGTCAATGCCCCCATCAATGGGTCGCCACCAAACAAAGCGCTTTTACCAGCGCCAAGAACTGCTCCACCAACAACCGGGGCATATGCTGTACCGGCGCCCAAGGCAGTGCCAACTTGAGTTGCAAAGCCCTGCATACCCGGAATAAGGGCTAGACCAATACCGGCAATCACTGGAAAGTACTTGCTCCAGAAATTTCCGCCAGTCGGAGTGAATGAAGACGTACCACCAGCAATGCGGTAACTGTCTTCGCCGGTCTTCTTGAGAATGACGTACTGACCACCCTTCTTCCCACCGCTTGTGGTGACAATGTAGGTGTCATCTGTTCCGGGCGCCAACTTGGGCGCAGAGCCGCCCTTGGCAATTTCTCGCAGGTCTGCGGTCGTGATGTCTTTGTCACCGCGAAGTTTTGCCATGTCGTTGGCAAACTCAGTCCATTCTTTAACACCCTTACTACTAAGGTTGGGCATCATGGCCTTGATGTCTTCGGGGGCAACAATTCCATCAGCCATACCTTGTGCAATAGCCGATGCCATCTGCACAGAGACGCCAGTTGCAGTCTTGCCGTTTTTAGAGCCTTGGAATAGACCCCAATCGTTTATGAGATTGAGACCAAGGTTGAACTTGTTCGTAGCTTCATTGATAGCTTTTAGATGAACTGGGTCGTCTTTAGCAAGAGAGTCATAGTTAACCCCGACAAGTTTGGTGCCAAGGTTAATTGCCCCATTGTTTGCCATCTCTTGAATCATCTGAGGGGTAAACTGAACCTTGTAGTCAGGGTTATTGTTTAACCATGTTTGCATACTTGCAACAGATTGATTTGCTTTTTTTTCAGGACTCAGAGAGTTAAAAAGTTGCTCTGCAGTTGGGCGGAATGACTTTTGCTCTTCTGGAATGTCGCCCAAAAACTCTTCTGCAGTTTTAGTGTAGAAGTCTTGGTATTGGCTAACACCCGGAAGGTAAGCGGAGCCACGATAGTCAGTAGCTTGCTGTTTGTAATCATTGCGAACAGAATCTGCCATTTCATTGGCAGTCTTCTTATCAATACCGTTTGCAAGAGCAGACTGATACAAAATGTCAGCGGCGCTATTACCCGTTTTAATAATCTGGTTGTAGACGCCCTGCTCTTCTTTTGTAAAAGAGCCTTTGCCCAATTCTTTGTTAACAGTAATTCCGTATTGCTCATAATCAGCAATAGTTGGGTCACGAACGATTCGGCCGCCCGGAAGAATCAGGTCACCAGATGCAGTTACATAGGGCTGAGTGATGTCTTGTCCAGCATTGAATGCCGCATATGGATTGGTGTTTTGTTGTCCATAAAGCTGACTGAACGGGTCGGTTCCCACAGGAGCCGCAGCTCCCGTATACAGACTTTCACTTCTAGCCCCAGTGGTTGGCTGGCCAAATATAGAAGCGGTAGCTTTAGACGATACAGTAGGCGTTCCCTTAGGTGCGGTCAGGCCATACTGTTGGTAGTCAGAAACAATGGGATTGTTGATAACCCTCCCGTCTGACGTGTACATGGTGTCACCCACCACGGTCGCAGAAGGGCCAAAGATTTGCGCGCCAGAAACGGTGGTAGTTGCTTCTGGAAGGTTGATGTTTGATGGTGAACCCGGCGTGGCGTATCTATCAAGACCAGTCGGCGGAGCAACGTAATTAGATACGTTAATTGACGGTGCGCTTGCGTCATATGCGGGCGCAGTTGCTCCCGGAACATAGGGACCATAAGCAGACGCTGGAGTGACGGGCGCAGCGGCGGACAATCCACCGGAGGGAGCAATCGGCGTTGCGTCTTGCGTCAAAACTGGAAGCGTGGCGGCGGGAGCCGTCTGCGTAACAGATAGCCCACCAAACTGTGTTGGAGATGGTGCGTTGGCAATGTTTGGATTTGCCCAAGACGGGCCATAAAAAGCATCATCTATTGAAGTAATAGGCATGAACGGAGCAGGCATGCCGGCATCATTGGGAATTGCCGATGACGAAGGTTGACCGTAAATAGGAAAATTTTCTTCAGTAATTACACCGCCATCAGGCGCATCAAAAGGCGTTCCCATCCTTTGTGATGGAAGTGGCAATAAATCTTTAAGCAAATCCAATCCGGAACCTGGCGCCTGCGTAACAGACAGCCCACCAAACGGCGCAGGGGGTGGCGCGTTAATGATGTTTATGTTTTCCGGAACCAAATAGGGTATTTCTGGAGTTGGATAAGGTATTTGGGCAGGAGTTGGTGCTGAAACAGGCACATATGGCGCAGGAGGGGCGGCAACGTAGCCCATTCCAAATGGTGCCGTGTAGTATCCTCGGGCGTCCGAAATGTAGCGGTCAAAAATTCCCATGTTAATTCCTTGGATTCACGGCATTCAAAACCGCAGATGCCCAGTCATGCCAGTCGTTATATACATAAGGGCCGGGGACGGCTTCATTGTTAAAACTTTCAATAGCCTTCAACCCAGACGCCCAAGCCTTCCAATTCTCTTCACCAGAGGGAATTTCTAATTGTTGAGCAGAATAGAGTTCAACCATCAGAGAAGCCCACGAGTCAAACGTGTGATATCTGGGGTCATAAACCAATGCAGGAACGGTCATATTAATAACCCCGCACGTCACCAATGTTAGCATTAAGCAGTACTTTACCCATTTGGTAATCACCGCCAACAACATTACTTTCAAACCTCAATCGCAATTCTCGACGCTGCTCTCGCATGTCAATTTTTCCCGTATTGTCATCAAAATAATACGGGTCAGAAATTTTTGATGCAGATTGAGCATACGGTCGACCAATAACCTGACAGGTCATTTCACCGGACATAATAAAGTCTGGCTCAATCCGCTCAATGTGTAGCCAGTAGTTATCCCCGATACCACCCTGAGTCGGGGCCGGCGATTGATAGGGGCCACCAGAAATCCAGCCAAGGTCAGAAGTTACAAAATAACTCTGAATAGCATTGAAAGACTGATTAACAACTCGGTCGGTTCCAATTTCATGCTGCCACAGCGTAATTTTATCGGGCATCGTTTGGAACGAGGCCACCACAGTCGCTGAGGCGGTCGCAGCGGCGCTAAGTGTCACCGTGATATTACCCGGGGTCGCGGATGGCGCTATGGCCACCACATAGGCTCCAGAAGGGATACCTGCCGCAACGACAAGTTGGCCGTACCCAATTTGGTTTGTCGCGGCCATTTCAATGTCACTGCTGGTGTTTACAGTAGTAATAGAGGAACTAAAGATGACTTCTTGGGTAGAAAGGTCTACGCCGGCGTTAATCGGGAAGCGGAACACCTGCGAGAAGTATCCGGCCGAACGCGCAGCACCATCGGAGAACCCAGCGTCATACCAACAACCTTCGCGGATGTTGTAGATGATGGCGTTGTTACATTCTTCAGACGTACCAGAAGGATAGAACCACCAAATCTCACCGTATCGAGGAACTTTGGTCGCCCAGACTTTTTGGCGCTGTTCGTAGTTCAGGTTGTCAAAAAAGAAGTTTTGGTTGAACTGATTCGGAATCTCTTTAACAACACCGTTATATAACAGGAATCTATCAACACCGCACCAGTAATAAATTCCGTCGTACTCAATAACAGACTGAGAAGACAGGATTGATGTTTGGGTTGAGATGATGTCGTACCGCCAATAGTTGGTCGGCGCGAAATTAGGGGTTCCAGCAACGCCAAGACTTTGGGGCGCTAGAGATACGCGAATCAAAGAGTCCAGCGCCCAGAAAAGACCTGACGGCGAGTTAGAGCCACCACGAACTGGTAGACCCTTAACAATCTTTGTCGACGCTACGTTCACTTCGTTGGCGTCTGCAGAGTTCCAGTCAAACGGGTCTCCGCCGGCAGAATTCTTGATTAGCCCGTTGTTACCGTACACAAACACATACGGGTGGAGAACGCACACACCACCAGAGACCTCTACTGTATTTCCCGTTGGGGACGGCCCGTTGATGTCTCGAAGCGGGGTAGAAATCAGGCTGTTAACCGGAGTCGCTAGAACAGGCGTATCTGTGGTCGCGTCAATTTGCGCTAGGTTCTGCCCTGGGTGGGCAAGAATCAACGTAGTTCCACCGGTTACATCGTATTCAGCATCAAACTGCCAGAGGTTAAGATTGCTAGACGTAAAACCATTGTTTACGGTCGCAACCTTAATTGAGAACCCAGAACCAGTGCCGCCAATGCTTGCAGCATCCGCGCTCAATGTGTCTCCGGTCAGATAGTAATTACCACCAGCCGTAATGGTGACAGAAGTAACAGCTCCACCAGAAACGACAACAGTGGCCTTTGCGCCATTTCCAGAGCCACCAGTAAGAGAAACATTTGTATAGGTGCCATTGGTATACAGAGACCCGCCAACAAGCGTGTTTAGGGTCAGAATGTTTCCACCGAACTGAACTTCATTGACCCCGGCACCAACACCGTTGTTGTCAATGTTGAGAACCTCAAGGCCGGCATCGTAACCGTTGTAAATAGTATTTAGGCCGTCTTCTGAGTTAACAAAAAGACCCCTTGAGATACCATCAGCAGATGTTGTAATAGCGCGATAACCGCCAATCTTCCGCGGGCGGCCACGCTGAAACCTCACCCACTTTCCGTCAGTGTGATAGTTCTTATCAAACTCGGTACCGTCCCGCTGAATGCCGGGTTGGGTATCAAGCGAAAAGACCTTCTTTGTCATGAGAAGGTTCCGCCAGAAATGCCGCCGGTAAAGTTGCCCGTGCCATTGATAGCCAATCCAGTAGCAGTCAAAGCAAGCCTGTTTGTCCCAAGGATTGCAATGTCAAACTCACCAGCGGCAGCACGATAAATACCAGTCGTGGTTTCGCTAGAAAAGTTCAATGAAGGAGCGCCAACACTGCCATTGTTCAGGCTAATGTTAGAGGCGCCAGCAAGAACCGTGTTTGCATTCAACAAGTTAACCGAATCGCAAATCAAGGTCGCTTGATTGCCAGCAGTAATGGTTGCGACGTTACCAATGCCGGTTGTTAGGGTTACCGTATAGTTACCAACACCACCAATAGTATTGTTGACGACGTAGTAAACCTGAACCGTCTGAGGAACGACAATGGTCACGTTACCGGTAAGAGTTCCAGTGTACTTTTGGATGACGTTGGATGCCTCAACCGCAGTCAGGGTATAAGAGCCATTGGTGACGGCTTTGGTAAGCTGGGTAAAGTTGAACTGAGTCGATTTACCCAAACCAACCGTATAGAAAGCAGTCCCACTACACACGATGATGGCCGAATCGTTCGGCTGCATCGTGACGGTTCCAGACCCGTTAATAGACTGACCGCCAGTGGTTGCAACAGTCAGCGCGCCAGTACCACCGTTACGTACCATGACAAACCAGTTGTTGCCAAGGGTAGAGGCGCTATCAAGCGTAAGAGTCCCAGCCCCGCCCGTCCAAACGTAAGCCTGGGCGCGATAAGTGGAGTCTGCTGTAGCGCTAGAACCGAACGTAGTAACTGGGTGAGACTGATTCAGCGTTGTCGTAACAGCCAGAAGACCATATCCCGCCAGAGTTGCCGCATCAGCGCTCGATGACCCCGTGCCGAAGGCAATGATGCCCCAAGTGCCTTGTTCCGTCGGATTCGCCGTGATGTAGATGTATTTCGCCTCACCAGCGGCAATCGTGATGATTGTGTTTGTTCCTGCATAGTCCTTAACAGTAAAGGAATTAGCCCCGACGTTGCGAATCAGTGCGTCGTTACCAACCGACGTTTGGTTGGCTGGAGGCATACGCAATTCCAAGCCGGGTGCCGTTGCCGTGACCTGCATAATCCGGGCGGCGTAATCATCCGTCGCGTTACCATTGATAGGCCACTGAAGTTGAGTATTGGCAGACAGCGTAACAGAACGGTAAGAAACGTCCGTCGGCTGCACCACGGTTCCGGTGAAGGGCGAGTTATAGCTCATGATTAGGTATCCACGGCAATGGCTTGGCGGTCGCCAGTACGTTGGACATCTTCAGCCTTCAACGTCTGGATAATTAGGTCGTATTGCTGTTGCCACATCGGCATACGCTCATCATTTTTCAGGAATGGCATGGCTTGAAGCAGCGAGCCGTATAGAAGAGCCTGCGGAGCGTAGATGGTGAACCAGTTGGTCTGATTAGAAGAATCCAACGGTTGAATGCGTTCGTAGTACAAAACCTCAAAGGCATAGTCTTCATCCGGGGTCGGAGCAACCAGCCAGTGGGTATAGTCGTAATCTGAATAGAACTCAGGAACGCCAGTATTCGTAGCGTCAGGCCAATACTCTCTCAAGTATTCATACTTGCGCAGCAGGACTGGCTGTCGAGTTCCATTGACCGTAATATTCATTGACACGGTCTTGTGCCAGCGAGCAGGTTTATTAACCACCGACTGGGTGGCAACCATATTGCTCTGCTGAACAGTCAAGTTTCCAAGGAACTTAATTTGGCTGGCAATGACCTGCTCGGCCAGCATGATAAAGGTCGGAATCTTTTGGAGCGTTGCGGCGTCAGTACGCTCAAGGTATGACGAGATGTCAGCGACCAAAGAATCGTACGTTTGCACAGCCGCAGTCGTCATCTTGAATACCTTTTATTTAAGACTGATAAAGCGCCGCTTCATCTTTTCGCCTTTTTACTAATCCCGGCAATACTTTACCACCGGCTTTGCAATATTTCATCAAAGATGATACAGCACCCTCTTTATCATCTCTATTGGTTTTCATTCTCACAGAACTTCGCTGTAAACAGCCTAGCCCCAGATTGAATGAAAATGAAACAAGT